CGCCAGTTGCGGGATATGTGGAATCAGTCATAATAAATATCTCCTAAGATATACTATCTGACCCGTTTCTCTGCGTATGCCTTCATGATCTCTGGTTGTAAAGCAGCATAGCGATCAGGGTCGTTTCTCATAAGGTTAATAATGTCTGCGCGTCGGTAGATCTTCTTAGGTGCTGATTCAGTGCTACCACTAGCATTGCCAGTAGAAGCTGCTTTGACTGCTTGTTTACGGGATTGCTCCTCTACAGCGGCAGTCTGCTGTACAATGTTCTGTCGCTCTTTCCATAAGCTAAATAGCTCATCAGCGGACTCATGATCGTACTGCTGGTCTGCTGCTACAAACAGTCTAGTCCTAACATTAGATGCTTTAATCCACTCAGCAAAGTTAGCATCTTGCAAGATCTGTTGCATATCAGGGTGCTTACGTTGTAGCTCTGATAGTGCAGTGCTTGCTTTGTACTGCTTTGTAAGTTCTTCAGCTTCCTTAATCTTAGGATGGTTCTGAATCGCCCTATCTACAGCCTTATCAGGGTCTGTAAACCAATCTACTTCTTCGTCTTGTTGTGGTGCTTCTTTAGTATCTTCTGTGAGTTGTGTCTGGATATACGTATCAACAACCTTACGTAGCTCACCTACTTCAGAACTCTGTCGGCCCAATAGCTTCTCAGCTTCTTGGTGCATCTGTACAAGTTCTTCAGCAGACTTACCTTTGTACTTGTCGGGGATTTCAGGTTCCTGTGGTTCAGGAGTTTCCTGTTCTTCCTCTGCTTGTTCAAACATCGCTAGTTGTTGTTCGTTTTCTTCTTGGTTATCCTGTTGACGCTCAGGTTCAATAATCTTAGCCATTATTAACTCCGTACCTTAGTATTGTGGAGATGTTTATTATGAAGGTTCTCTAGGAGGATTGCCTTCGTTCATATGCCATGTGCTGCTCTCTCTTTTTAACCCACCTATCATGTGCATCAGGGAAGTCTCCACTAATGCCTTCAAGGTTAGATCTCACCGGGGAGATAACACGTTTAGCGTCTAAGCCACAACTGCACCTAGAAGTTGTGACATTAGACTTAACTAAATCTTCAAACAGTTTGCCACAAGGACATCTGAAATCAAACAGCCTCATCTATAGCTTCCTCAGTATCCTCTGATTCTGCTTCAGCATGTGCGTTGTCAATCTGTGTTTCAAGATTTAGTATGGTTGCTAGGATAGCTAACTGACCTTTGCGAAAGTTCAAGTTATCATTATCCGTAGTCAGTTCTACTGAGTTGATTTGTCCAACATTACCTTGTAGGTCAGAGATTAACTGTTTCCAGCCTTCTGATCTAAACATAGCAAAGTAGTTGTTGAAATATGTTTCTAACTCTTGAGTCATCGTATTTTACCTTTGTTAAAGAATACTGAATGTACGTAAAGTACCTATATATTATATCATACTTTTTCGTGTTTGTCAAGTGTTATTTTGTTAAATATGTAAGTAAAAGTGCTAGGCACATAGGCACTAAAAATACCAGTACACCTACGACAGCACCTATTTCTCTAACGTCCTTCCAAAATTTCTTTTTTGCTGCTATTGCCCTAGCTAATTCTACTTGTTTAGCTTTTCTAGCAGCAGCCATAGAAAGCATAGCTTCTTGGTAGAGTTGTCCGTTACCGCTGACTGTAAAGAGATCTTTAATCTCTTGCATAGTTTCTTGTATTTGTTTCTTAGCTAGTGCAGCTTTGACAGCATCTGCTTCAGATAGCTTACCTTCATTCTGCGCTCTAGCTAACTCTACTTCTGCCCCTCCAAGAGTAGATAAGAAAGCAGAGATACTTGAGATGTCATTGGTAGTTTCAGCTACACGTTTAATAGCAGACGTAGCAGCATTAACACCAGCGACAATTGCACTTATCTCTGCTATCACTGTCAGCGGCCTCTACGAGTACCTGTTCGTTTTTTCTGCATCATTGGCTTTTTCTTTTTCTTTCCATTCATGGCTTTCTTACCGTATCCCATTCCGTATCCCGGCATAGCATTCTCCTATAGACAATTAACATTTCCACCTGCGTCTAGCTTGCCTAATTCTAGAGTTAGGATCGTTCCTAGTTTTAGCGGAACTTCTTTTTAGCTGCCCTAGTGACCTAGCACAGTAAGATTTACGTCTTTTAGCGTCTTTACTTCCTGCCTTAACTTTACCTGTAACAGCAGTTTTTAGTTTACTACCGGGATTAGCAGCCCTGTAAGCCTTAACGCCTTTCTCAGTCATGCCTGCTCCAGACTTTGTAGGACGATAGTTACCTCCCTTACCTGTAGTCTTACGTATGGGTTTGGCTCGTCGTGTTGCCATTTTATGAAGCCTTCTTAGATGTTTTTGTACTTTTCTTGTCTGTAGCACAGCCACATACTTTTACTTCTTTGATAGCTCTTTCTAATTCATCAAACTTTTTGTTGACTTGATCTACTATCTGAGTTAGTTCTGTACGTGTTACGACCATCAGTTTATCCTTGTCTCAGTTGGAGGGGTTGCTGGGGTTTCTGTTGATTCTTTAGGTCAATCTCTTTCTCTTTCAAGAATGTCTGAGCAATCTTCATACGTCGCTCAAACTCCTTGTCCTCTTGGTCTCCTGCCTTCAGGTTAGCTGTGACTGCCTTAATCTGGTCAATCTGTAGCTCTTGTGGTGCAAGCTGTGTCTCTACAGCAATCTTCTGCGCTCTAGCACTAGACTCCTGTGCCTGACCGTTTAGTGCTGCTGTCTGTGACTGCTGGAAGGCCATCTGTGCTTGTGCAGCCTGTTGTTGCATCTGTTGTTGCTCTTCAGTAGGTTGTGATGCCTGTTCTGCTTGAGCTAACTTAGCCATCAGTTCTTCACGGTTAGACAGGTTCATGTTGTCAATAATTGACTGAATCAACGTGTTGTACAGTGGAGACTCTTGAGACATTGTTTGCAATAGCTGCACAAGTTGTGTTACTTCGTACTCACGAGCAATAATACCTAGAGTAGACGTAGTGTTAAACTTGTAGTCCTTGACAGGATAGTTTTCTGGGTCAAACTGCATGTAACGACAAGCAGCCATCTTGACAAATGGAATCAAGAAGGACTGCTGGAAGTTAATCAGGGTGCGCTTGTGACGCTTGATGATTGCACCAAGGGACATACTGATACCAGCAGCCGTAGCGTCACCATTGATACTACCGGGAATACCAGCGGAGTCAATAGCTCCTGTAGACATCTGAACCATCTTCTGTAGTTCTGCTGCCTGTGCAAATGTAATCTGGTTAACTTGACCAAAGTTGAATGGGTTGATGACAGACTTAGGGTCGCCGTTAGTTAACAAGATCTTACCTGGACGTACTTCTGGACGAGAGCCTCTAGGAAGGCGTGTAGCGTCCATAGCCATCATTGGATGCACAGTTAGTGCTAGAGCATCAATACGTGCCCGAAGTTCTGTGTCAAGTGCTTTCTGGCTGTTGTAACCCTTCTCACACACACCACGTCCCCAGAACCTACCGGGAACTACATCCCAAGGAAAGGCTACTACAGGACGATCCTGCATCATGTATGGGTTAGCTTCTGCTTTTAGTAGGATGCCTCCATTAGCCACAACCACAATAGCTTCAACGTAATAGCTGGCATTTTCATCGTTTTCTGGCTCCTCTACTTCAATATCAGCAATGTCTTCATCGTCATCAAGCAGTGCTTCTTTTTCACCAATCTCTAGCAAATAACGAGGCACAAGTCCGTAGTATTTTGTTAGACGTACTTTGTCCTCGTCGTAGCTTGTTAGGTCTTGGTCTGGCTCAAGGTCATAATCACTAGCTGCCTGACCTACGTATACGTCTTTGTAGACACCTTCTTCCTGTAGCTGTTGTACCTTGTGTCGTGGCACAAACTCGTCTACAGCAACACCTATAGCGTCCTCAATAGAGGTAGCTACTGGGTCAATCAAGAAGTTCTGTGGCAGTACAGGGCGTAGTTTAACTACTGTACGGTCTGTGACGTTAACACCCACTGCTTGTAACTGCCCGTCCATGATAGGCTGTGTAGCAGGAGCCATTTCTTTGACTTCCTCTAGCACTACTTCAGCTACACCAGTACCAAATACAGCACTGTTTATAAGACATTCGCCTACTTGCTTGCGTATTTGAGTTTTTTCAAAGTCCTCATGCAGCTTTGACCGTAAATACACGACATCTTGCGACTCAGCATCGCCAAGTTCGTCCGTAATATCAAAATACTTGCCTCTACCAAAGGTTGCTTCCTCAATTTCTGCTACACTGGACTCTACAGCCTGCTGTAATGCAGGTGAAATGATACGTGAACGCTCACTTTTGCGCTCCATATCCTCTGCTGCCCAAATTCCACGCCATAAACGGTAGAATTCTTCAAATCTTTCTGCATAATTAGACTCATAGTGGTCTCTCCACGAGTCACACTTAGCCATTACCCAGTTTTCTAGGTGTTCGTCGCTAGACAGAACGTCATTGTCACCGTAATCCATAATTTTTTACCTTGAACGTGAGCGTTTGGTTTTCTTTGCTATTTTTTTAGGTTGTGCTGAGTGTTGTTTGCCAGCCTTAGTGTCTTTTCTTTTCTTTCTAGTAGTGGCTGCGTACTCTTTAGAG